GGTCTAGCATGAGTTTGCTTGCCGTAGGATCAATTATTGAAGCTGTCGGTAAGGTTGCAGGCGACCTGATTACTACTGATAAAGAAAAGATGGAAATGGAGATCGAGCAGCGTAAGCTTGATCTTGAAGAAAAGCGCATCGACCAAGCTACAGACCTAGCCCAGATTGAGGTTAACAAAATAGAAGCCGCCTCTAGTAGCGTGTTTGTTAGCGGCTGGCGACCTGCCATCGGTTGGATCGGTGTGGCTGCTATGGGCTACCAGTTCCTGCTGTACCCACTGTTTCAGTGGGCATGGAAATACTTGCAGGCAATGGGCTGGGTTCCTGTGGGCATGGATCCTCCTCCAGTACTGGACGCAGACCAACTATGGGTGATATTATCAGGTATCTTGGGCATTGCCGGTATGCGTTCTTTTGAGAAGACCAAAGGCGTTGCCAGCAAATAAAGGTTGCCGATGCCACTACAAAAAATTCTGTTTAAGCCGGGCGTCAACCGGGAGAACACGCGGTACACCACCGAGGGTGGTTGGTACGAGTGCGACAAAATCCGTTTCCGTCAAGGCAACCCAGAGATTATTGGCGGCTGGCAGCGCATTTCCGAATATACCTATGATGGTGTGTGCCGTTCGTTGTGGAATTGGATCACGCTAGACAGCCAGAACCTTGTGGGCGTAGGTACTAATACTAAGTTCTACATTGAAAACGGTGGTGGCTACAACGACATCACCCCTATCCGTTCCACAGTAACCATTAACACCGACCCGTTTTTGGGTAATGGCTCAACCACAGTCACGGTAACAGACACAGCACATGGCGCAACTACCGGCTCCTATGTCACGTTCAGTGGGGCTACTGGCACCTACGCCACCACATTCAATGCGCAGTTTCAACTTACTGTAATTGACGCAAACACATACACAATTTCAACAGCGCCTACAGTGATTGCTGCAGGTGCTTCCGGCGGCTCGTCTGTCGTTGCCGCATACCAAGTCAATGCTGGAGCGCCGTTCCAAGTCCCACTTACAGGTTGGGGCGCTGGCGGTTGGGGTTTAGGAACATGGGGTGTTGGCAGCACTACGGCTTCAAGTATCCAGCTGTGGAGCCAGATGAACTATGGTGAAGACCTTGTGTTTGGCCCACGCGGTGGCGGCTTGTATTACTGGGATGCTGGGGGTGGTTTATCTACTCGCGGTGTTGCGCTCAACACTCTTGGCGGCACAGTCACATTCACCAACGCATCACCCACAGTTGTTACGTCAACCATCCTGTACACAGAAGGAGCGGCTCTGCAATTCTCTGGCGGCTCATTGCCTACAGGTGTTACCGCTGGCACAACGTACTACGTCTTTGAGGTGGATGGCCTTACGTTTAAGTTACTAGACAGCGCAGGCGCTGCGGTTAATACGTCTTCTTCTGGCTCTGGCGCGGTGTCTTTAATTGTTGACGCCCCCGTTGTACAGAACACTTTGACGGTATCGGATTCATCACGCTTTATTATTGTGTTTGGCACAAACGACTATGGCAGTTCAAGCATTGATCCCATGCTGATCCGTTGGTCAAACCAAGACGACATCTACAACTGGACGCCTGACGCTACAAACCAAGCAGGTTTTACCCGCCTGTCTCACGGCTCACAGATCATCACAACTGTGCAGACTCGCCAAGAGATTGTGGTGTTTACTGATTCAAGTGCGTACTCTTTGCAATACCTTGGCCCTCCCTACGTGTGGGCACCTCAGTTGCTTGGCGACAACATCTCTATTGCTGGCCCCAACGCTGCTGTAATTGCTTCAGGCGTTGTGTACTGGATGGGCGTGGACAAGTTCTATTCTTACGATGGCCGTGTGCAAACGCTTAACTGCGACCTGCGCCGCTACGTGTTCCAAGACTTTGACCAGACACAATCTCAGCAAGTTACTTGCGGCACCAATGAAGGTTTCAATGAGGTATGGTGGTTCTACCCCTCAAGCGGCAGTACAGTAAACGACAAGTACGTTATTTACAACTACTTTGAAAAGGTCTGGTATTACGGCAACCTTGGACGTACAGCTTGGCTTGATTCCGGTTTGCGTTCCTACCCTATTGCGGCTACATACAGCAACAATTTAGTCAATCATGAAGAAGGGCTAAATGACAATCAAACCGCTACAACTGCTGCAATTGATGCTTATATTTCTTCGTCCGAGTTCGATATTGGTGACGGCCATAACTTTGGCTTTGTCTGGCGGGTCTTACCGGACTTGACGTTCGAAGACTCTGTAAACTCCCCTGCGGGCGCGGTGCCATCCGTGGCTATGACGCTTTATGGTTTGGCTAATTCAGGCTCGGGCGTAACAAGCACAGCTTCACAACCTGTGGCCAAGAGCAGTACGTACGTCATCACCGAAGAATTTACGGGGCAGATATTCACGCGTATGCGCGGTCGTCAGATGATCTTTAAGATCAGTTCAAACCAGATTGGCACGGCTTGGCAGCTTGGCGCTCCTCGTATTGACATCAGACCGGACGGCAGGCGCTAATGGCTGAACTTAACGCAACCCCACCAAATCTGCCATTGGCTCCACTGGAGTATGAGCGCCGGTATCAAGATCAGTTGAACAACATTTTGCGTTTGTTCTTTCGTCAGTTGTCTAATCCCGGTGATATGGGTGGGGCCACACTGAACCTTGATCTTGCAACACTGCCAACCGAGGCCGACTTACCTAATCTAAGGCTTGGCGATGTTTACAGAGATACACAAGATGGTGTACAAGCAACGAGCCAAATGCTTCGCATAAAGACGTCAACATGATATTATCCAGCAACCCCCATTTTGAGAGGCAAAAATGAGCCTTCACGTACTAGCCGATCACATGGCATCCAAAGGTCGCGGCCCCGACTCGATGCTTGTCCACATGTCTCCCAGCGAAGTTGCCGGACTTCATGCGCTTGCCCTTAAACACGGCGGTTCATTGACCATCAACCCCGATACGGGTTTACCCGAAGCTGGTTTCTTGGATAAGCTGTTGCCCACTATTATTGGCGCAGGTATTAGTTATTTTTCAGGCGGCGCTATTGATCCTATGACTGCTGCCGCTATGGTTGGCGGTGCGGAAACTGTGCGTACAGGAAGTCTAGAACGCGGTTTGATGGCCGGTATGGGGGCATACGGCGGTGCTGGATTGACTGCAGGTTTTACTGGTGCTGGTACAGGAGCGTTGTCGGCAGAAGTAGGAGGCGCCGCACTATCGCAGGCAGGGCTAACAGGAGAAGCTGCGCTTACTGCGCAAGCAGACCAGATTGCTTCGCAAGCAATAAGTGACAAATTGGCATCCGCAACTCCTTGGGAAAAACTTTCAGAAGGCGCTAAAGCCGTAACGCAAAGCCCGTCAACAATGGCTTCTTTTGCCAAAGACAACTGGAAATATTTGGCTGGAGCCGCTTCACCAATCGTGGCAGACATGATGGTTCCTACAACCACAAAACAGCCCGACATTCAAAGCAACGACACAATCAATCAATTCATTTACGGCCCCACAGGTTATCGCCGTTTGAACCCTGTGCCTGCGGCTGGTTATGGCACGCCTGAACGCAGACCGTTTGCTAATGGCGGTATTGTGGCGCTAAATAGTGGTGGTGTTCCCGGATATGCTGGCGTTGGGACTAGCCTAATTAAAGAAGCTGATCTAAAAAACATCTACGCTAATCTTGGTGGCGAAACAGCCTTTAACAAGATTGCCACAAACTATTTAGATTCTGGAGGTAACGACGCGGGATTGGCTTCTATCATGTCTAAATACGCAACAGCCCCCGCTGCTCCTGTTGCTGCCGCTGCTCCTGTTGTTACTGCCGCTGCTCCTGCTGTTACTACTGCCGCTGCTCCTGCCGCACTGACCGCCGATCAAAAAGCGGCTATGGCTTTGATGTTTAAATCTTCTACAGGCGGTGTGGATCAAGCGGCTATGGATGCACTGGGTGGTTCTGCCGCAGTCAGGAAGTTGGCTACATCTGCCGGATTTGATGATTCGGATACTGGTCTATACAACTATGCGTCAAAAACCCCCGGCGCTATTGATTTCACGTCAGACGCTGGCAAAAAGTTGATAATGAATAACTACACCCAAAGTTATTTCAACGATATAGCAAGCAAAATAAAAACCCCGGCAGAACAAGCGTTGGAGTTGATGTATCGTTCTACAACCACTGGCGCTCCCACAGGCGCGTTTAATGCTTTGGGCGGTACTGCTGCGGTCAGAAAATTAGCAGAATCTGCGGGCTTTGATGCTACCCCTGAGTGGCAAGCAGAGTACGAAAAGAAAATGGGGTACCCAGTTGTCTCACGTATGAGCACCGCCGCAACTGCCGCCGCTGATAAAGCCGCGTCCGATAAAGCCGCAGCAGCCACTACAGGCATAGCCGCACTTGATCGCGTTGA